GCCGGCGCCCCGTGGCACGCGTTCCGGCGCCCGTACGGCGGCGACCCGAGCCCGCGGCTGATCACCCCGACCCCGCCCCTGCTCGAGCAGCCCGCCCCGCCCGAACCGCGGTTCTCGACGTTCCGCTCGCTCGCTCTCGATTACCTGTGGGAGGGCAACGCGATCGGCGTCTACGCTGCTCGCGACCGCTACGGGTGGCCGACCGCGATCGTGCCCGTGCCGGCGTCGACCGTGATGGTTCGCCGAGTCGACGAGCGGAACTACCCGCTGCCGCTCGGCACGATCGAGTACCTGATCGGGAACATGTCGTTCACGACCGACGAGGTGCTGCACATCAAGGGACCGTGCGCCCCGGGTGAACTGCGCGGTCTCGGCGTGCTCGAGACGCAGCTGTCCACGCTGCGGGGCGCGATGACGCTCTCGGCCGACGCGCACACGGTCAAAGGCGTGCCGACGGGCGTGCTCAAGAGCGACAACGCCGATCTGACCGAGGCAGAGGCCAAGGCCATGAAGACCAAGTGGATTGAGACGCAGCGGAACCGGACGGTCGCCGTGCTCAACGCAACGACCTCGTTCGAGCCGCTCGCGTGGAATCCCGAGGAGGCGCAGCTGATCGAGGCGCGTAAGTTCTCGCTGACCGAGCTCGAGCTGATCTTCGGTCTACCCGTCGGGTGGCTCGGCGGCCAGACCTCGAGCCGCACGTACTCGAACATCGAGCAGGACGCGATCAACCTGCTCAAGTTCACGCTCGGCGATCATCTCGCCGTGTTCAAAGAGACGATCTCGCAGGCGTTCCCCCGGGGGACGTACGTCGAGCCCGACCTCGATGCGCTGCTCGCCAGCGACACCGTAGCCCGTTACGGGGCGTACAACGTCGCCACGGGCGGCAAGCCGTGGCTGCTGCCGAGCGAGGTGCGCGCAAAGGAGAAGATGCCGCAGGTCGACGGCATCGACAACGCCACCACCCCCGCACCGGTCGGCGGCCCGGCCGGCGCACCGGGCGTACCGACCGAGCCGAGCGGCACGGAAACCGAGAGGATCGAATCATGACCACCGAGCTGCTGACCCGCACGTTCGACGGAGAGCTCGAGCTGCGCTCGTCGAACAACGGCGGCGACGGCCGCACCGTGTTCGGCCGGGCGGTGCCGTACGGCGTGCCGCAGTACATCTACGACGGACTGACCGAGGAGTTCGTGCGCGGCTGCTTCGACCACCAATTGCGGGCAGCCAACCGGATCCGGACCGCCCGGGAGCACGTGCAGCTCGGCGGCACCTTGATCGGCGCGGTGCGCTCGCTCGACGACCGCAACGACGGGCTGTGGTTCGAGGCCCGGGTGAGCCGCACCCCGACCGGTGACGAGACGCTCGAGCTGATCAACGACGGCGCTCTGCGGCAGACCTCGATCGGGTTCCGCGAGCGGCCGCACGGCAACAAGCGGACGTCGAACAACGTCATCCAGCGCACCGCGGCCGACCTGTTCGAGATCGCATTCGTGATGGAGGGCGCCTACGGCGAGCAGGCCGAGATCGCGGGGGTGCGCTCGGCCCGCGCCATCGACCCGCGGGTCGCGGCCGCTCACGGCTGCACGTGCTGCAACGAGCTAGCCGAGCTGCGGGGCGCGCAGCGCGACGTCACGGCGCAGCGCCTCACCCTGCCGGCGCTGCCCGCCCTGCCGACGCTGCGCAAGCTGTCATGAGCGCCAGCACTGCGCGGGGCGACCTGCTGCTGCGCGACGGCGACCCGCGGCCGTTCGTCCTGATCGAGTTCGAGCGTCCGGCCACCGAGGGGGGTGCGCCGGGCGTCGCGGTTTCGTGGGGCGATCAGATCGACGACGATGACGTCGAGTACGTCATCGCCACCGCGCTCGCCACGATGGCCGGCGTTCCGGTCGAGGCGCTGATCGCGGCGCTCGAGAAGTCGTGACCGAGCCGCTCCCGGTTGTCTATGTCGTGCGGCCGGGCAACGAGAACGCCGAGCTGCGCTACTCGCTCCGCTCGCTGCAGAACGTGCCGCACGGCGAGGTGTGGGTCGTCGGGCATCGGCCGCCGCACGTGACCAACGTGCGGCACCTGTTCGTGCCGCAGCGCGACCCCAACCGGTTCAAGTACGAGAACGCGCTGCGGCTGCTGCAGGAGATCGCCGAGCTCGGCCCGGATCGGTTCGCCCTGTTCAACGATGATTTCTACTGTCTCGCCCCCGTCCGCGGCATGCCGCTGCCGGCGCACCGCGGGCCGCTGCTCGAGCAGGCGGCCGAGCGGTCCGGGCGGTACGGTGAGATGCTCCGCGCGACCGCGCAGCTGCTGATCGAGGCCGGACACGCCGACCCGCTCGCGTACACCCTGCACGCGCCGCTCGTCATGAGCCGCGCCGGGCTGCAGCTGACCCTCGATCACGGTCTGCGCCACCGCACGAGCGAGCTCGAGCGGCTGTCGTGGCGGTCGCTCTACGGCAACCTGATGCGCCTCGGTGGCGACCGCGTGCCCGACGTCAAGGTGCACGGCGAGGGCGGCGCCCCGGCCGGCGCATGGGTGTCGACGGCCGACACGTCGTTCCGCTATCACGAAATCGGTCAGGTAATCCGGCGCGCACTGTCGCGACCGTCGCCCTACGAGCAGTTATGATCGCGAGCAGCACGCTCGGGCACCCCGCCCGCGGCCGGGCACCCCGCGGGAGCGGCACCCCCGAGTCACGGTGACGACACCCCCGGATGCGACCTGACAGTCAATGGGCCGATTCCGGGAGGATTCCAAATGGCCGAGAACGTCTACCTCGCCCGCAAGCGCGAGGAGTACGAGGGTCTGCGCAGTTCCATCGAAGGACTGCAGACCCGTGCCGCCGAGGCGAACCGCTCGCTGACCGAGGACGAACTGCGCTCGATCGGCGAGATGACCGAGGCGGGTAAGAAGCTGTACACCGAGATCGAGACCCTGACCGACGTCGAGCTGCGCTCGGCCAGCGTGCGGGACATGTCCGCCAAGGTGCAGGCGGCGATGCGGGGCAGCGACGGCTCGGGCAACCAGGGCGGTAACGCTGGTGGCAACGACACCGAGCTGCGCTCGGGCAACGTGCGCCCGGTCGGTGGCGGCACTACGCAGGATCGCGACCCGGGTCATTACCGGTCGCTGCAGGCCGGCGGCCGTCACTCGTTCTTCGGTGACCTCTACTCGGCCCGCGAACGGCAGGACGAGGGCGCGGCCACGCGTCTGCAGGAGCACTCCCGCGCGCTGGCCACGGGCGGTGCCGGGTCCGGCATCGTGGCGCCCAAGTGGCTGACCGACGAGTACGCCTCGCTCGCCCGTCAGGGCCGGGTGCTGGCCAACCTCGTGCGCAACATCCCGCTCGGCGACGACCCGCGGCCGATCACCCTGCCCAAGCAGACCGCGGGCACCGACGCCGAGGTCACCGAGCAGGCGGCCGAGAACGACCCGATCGAGGACGATGACGCGTTCGACACCGACGTCGACACCGTGACCCCCAAGCCGACGGCCGGCGTGCAGATCGTCTCCCGGCAGATGGTCGACATGGCGAGCCCGGCGATCGACCTGCTGATCTACGGCGACCTCATGGGCGCGTTCGCGCTCAAGGTCGAAAAGAAGATCGGCACGGCGCTCATCGCGGTCGGTACCGCGCTGCCGGCGAGCGAGTCGGGTGACGTCAGCGTCCCGGTGACCGACGTCTCGCACTACTCGCGCGTGTTCGTCAAGGCGGCCGTCGCGGTGCGCAACTCGCGCAAGCTGCCGGCGACGATCGCGGCCATGAGCGTCAACCGGTGGGGCGAGTTCATCGACCTGCGCGACACGACCGGTCGGCCGCTGGTCACCGGTCAGGGCGAGGCGGGGCAGAACATCGTCGGTGCCGCCGACGTGTCCGCGCTCGAGGGCGGCCGTTACCGGGGCATCATCCTCGCCCCGACGGACGGCATCGCGCTCGACGACCGGTTCGCGGTCGCGCGGGCGAACGACATCATCCTGTTTGAGAGCAACGTCATGCGGTTCCGGTACGAGCAGCCGCTCGGCCCCGAGTCGATCAAGATGGGCGTGTGGGGTTACACGGCCGTGCTGATCCGCTACGGCACCGCGAGCGTTAAGCGCGTCGAGATCACGGCAGAGGACAGCTGACCGGCCGGCGGGGCGTCCCCACGGCGTCCCGCCGCACTCGACCGAGGGAGAGATCATGGCGCTGACGTGGCCGCCGACGCTGGCCGAGCTCAAGATCGACAAGGGCATTCCGGCCGACGACACGCGCGACGACACCGAGCTCGAGCGGCAGCTGACCGCGGCGATCGGGTTCGTGCAGCGCGTGCACGTCGACCGGTACAACCTGACCGACGAGAGCGACAGCGAGCTGCCGCTGCCCGATGCGGCCATGGTTCTCGGAACGATTCGGCTCGCGCTGCGCTGGCACACGCGCAAGCGGTCGCCCGACGCGCTCGTCGCGATGGGCGAGCTCGGTGCGGGCCGGGTTCCCTCGTTCGACACCGATATCGACCGGATGCTCAGGATCGGCCGATTCGCCCCGAGCGTGTTCGCGTGAGCGTGCTGAGCGAGGCCTACCTCGCGCTGCAGACCGAGCTCGCCGAGCTGCTCGACGACACACCGATGCGGGTCGAGAGCGACCTCGCGAAGACGCTCGGCCGGCGCGACGTCGTGATCGGGCCGCCCGCGTTCACGTGGGAGGGCATGTGCTTTCCCGAGCAGCCGACCTCGATGACGTACACGGTGTACGTGATCGAGGATCTCGGCGAGCGGGCGGTCGAGCGGCTGCTCGAGCTGCTGCCGGCGCTGCTCGAGGCGGTCGGCAAGCTGCACGGTGAAACGACCGTGACAGCGTGCGCCCCGGGCGTCTACCCGTCGGGTACGACCGACCTACCGTGCTACCAAATCACCGCAGAAACGACGCTCTAGGGGCGCAGGATGTCTATTCACAAGCGCAAGATCAAACTTATCGAGTTCGGGCTCGGCACGGCCCCGAGCGACATCGCGTTCGAGTGCCAGATCAGCGCGTGGACGCTCAACAACAACACCGAGGACGGCGACAAGCTTTACACGCTGTGCCCCGCGGGCGAGGACACGGAAGAGACCGAT